CTGGCCGCATGGAACATGCGTCAAGTCAACTGCCCCCTCAAGCAGCTAACGAGCGCACGAATTCCACACAATTTGGAACGGCATTGAGTCTTTGTAAAAACCCACGTTCACTCCTCAACAACCAACTGGGATCAGTTGTTGGAGAGCTCGTAGTGTAATTTTCATAATAGGTACTCCACGACTCATGGACCCTATCTATACAAGGCATCTTGTGAAGACCAAACTCCATAGTTTTGGTCCACTCTTCAAATTTGGTCTGTTCTGGTACAGAAACTCCATACAATTTTTCCACTAAGCCCCGGGTGTTAGCACCAGGTTCCCTAGGTTCGGGTGTATTATTCATTGCAGCAACCACCTTAGCACGCTCCCACTGATCCATATTATTAAGGACTCGTTGGGGGATTTGCACACCAGCTGTTAACTCCAGTATGCGACGTCCTAGGCAATCCAGCATTGGACACCCGTTGTATTGATAGACCAAAGAATAGCCTTTGGCACGTAGTAGTGAGAGAGCTGTGCGTTCTGAGCACTGGACATATTTCTTGTTGGTCCACCCAACCCTAGCTATAACTTCTAATGGATCCGTTACAACTATTAAGTCGGACATGTCATAAACCTGACCACAAAAACTTGCTTCTGACAACTCCTTAGTATGTTCTATTTTAATGGTAAATCCTAACTCCTCAAACTGCTCCTTGGTCGGGGCAGCCGAGGATGGACTAACTTTAAAGATTCCGTCGTCTCCCTCCACAGAGCCCACGGCCTTACCATGGTTCTCTGAGACAAGAAAGAGGAATATCATTAAGTTAGAAAATCCATTAGACAAACTAGTGTCCATCTCGCCCGACATACGGGTCGCTTGAATGAACACATGGAAGTGCTTAAAAGCCAGCTTATTGGTTCCGGTCATGACCGAAGTATACATATCAAGCCACTCTGCATGATCAGTGGTCTTGGACAGCATGTATCTAAAGAGGGCTACTTGCGTGATCATCATGATCTCTTCAACAAAATGCGCCTCAAAGGCTGTATAATCAGTGAATACATAGTCCTCATCACCTGTCGCCATCAATAAGTCACGGAGATACTCTGGTCTCTCCGGGACGGGGATTTTCTTGATGAAGTGCGGCAAGGCGAAAAGTCTGTCACTAACTGCTTGTACTTCGGGACCAAAATAACATTTGGCCTCATCTACTCTACTATTTATAATGCGAGGATATTTAAATTCGGGATATGTCTCATCCTTTATGAAGCTCTTGACATTCGCGAATCTAGTCTTGTTCGGTTTACGGTGTTGTTTATCCCATACACGAGTCAGTTCGGCCTTCCGAGCCTGACTGTAGGGCGCATTATCGCGCCATTGTTCAAACGTTGGGATGTCAGCATCTGTTAAAGGAGTCAGATTGTGACGTAACCATAATGTAATAAATCTAGTAAGTCTACGACGCATGCGGCGATTGATCTTTGGTGTTTTATAACCAAATCTCTTTACTACGCCGCCTATCGTGGACGGGGGGTGGCCTGGGTCGGGTCGCGGAGGGGTTGCTCCCACAAAGCAAACAGGTAAGGAACGGGATAACAT